TGGCTCACAGCTTATCTTCACACAATCAAAGACAGATAATGCTGAAATAGCTAGGGATATGATGCACCCAGGTCCTAAGCAGTATAGGGAAAATGTTGCGCCACTCTTTGTAAAAGCATATAACAACGAAAATTATAATGTGGACTTAGGTTATGGTGAGAGCTAGTTTATTCTTTTTGTTTAATCATGGCGGTGAATTGTATATCGTTGACAACAATCATGTACAAGATGTTCCCAAGCCTCGTGATTTAATCAGACGTTTTTCACAAATAGAAGCTATTAGAGAGCATGCCTTACACTTAGGCTTGCCTGTTGTTAAAGATAGTGCTCGAGATCGTACAAAGAAACATACACCAGAAGGATTAGAAAGAATAAGACAAGCAAAACTAGGCGACAATCACCCTAGTAGAATACATGGTGTCTCTCCTGAACACAGAGAGAAGACATCAAGGACAATGACAGGCACTAGACGTGGTGAAAATAATCCAATGTGGCGTAGGACACACTCAAAGGAAACAAGGATTAAAATGTCTGAGGCTGCGTTTTATAAAGAGAAGCGTCGTTGGATCGTCTCACCTGATGGTAAGACAACAACGATTCCTGTTAGTGAGCCTAGACCTGAAGGTTGGCAATGGGGTAGGTTCTATGATCCATATAAACCTGATCCCGAATCTTTTATGTAAAATCGACTTTAGCTTTCAACTCTTCCATTTTCTTGGAAACGTCTTTAGCTTTATACTTTTTCTTCTTAGGTTTAACGTAATCCGTTATGCCTAAATCCTTTAGAATACCTTCTAGTTTAGGATAGAGTGAGATCAATTGCTGATCTTTCACTGCTGTTAAAAACTCAGCTTCTTTGTGATGTACGCCTTCTAAGATATTCATCCAATTCATCTCTTGTTTCCAAGGAGGAAGGTTCTTAATGTTAGCATTAGGATCTGTAAATTGTTTGATTCTACGAAACTCTAATGTAAGTGTTGTTTCACCCATACCATCAGGTATGTCATCTTCTATCTTAGTTCTATCTGGATGGCCTTCTGGCACTCCCCAATCAGGCTGATCAGCTCCAACACCCCATCTTACAAATGGGACGACTGTCTGATTAGTAGCAGCAACTTCCTTGATTCTGTCTACTTGTGCCTTCTTACCTCTGGGTTCAAAGATCCAGTCAAAAGCTTCATTGATTTGTCTGAATTTCTGTGCCACGTTATTTCGCCTGCTTTAGAAATGCTGCTATCATCTTAGCTTTCGTTTCCCTGGCATCAAGTTTAACACCTTGTGCTGCTGCTGTTTCATCAATTTGCTTTTTAGTTAGCTTCTGAAGACTAGCTTTGCTGGGTGCAATATTGTCTATTGGCTTGGGGGTTGGTTTAGGGGCCTTGTGTGTGGTTGTGGTTGTTTTTGTAGGTTTGTTGTAACCTAATACCACTGCTATTACTATAGCTCCTATAACGATGTATAGTAGTATATTTTCCATTATTTATTACCTTTCATTATTAAAAATCATCTATTACGTCAATTAATCCTTTCATTTTATGTTTAATAAAATAGTTTAATAACTGACCTCTATCACCACCGCGTTGTGTGATATAACTATTTATAATATCTTCTTTCATGTCTTCTGGTGTTTTGGTTAAGTCGATTAGTAAAGAATTACGATTATAACCATGTGCCATGGCACCATTAACAAACTCTTCTGGTTTTTGGGTCTTCCATTCTGTTAGTTTAACCTTTTTAATAGGGTTTTGACGTATGCCTTTGATGAAGACATCATCTGCTGATAATATATTAGGTACACCGTCACCCTTATCACCTCTGATTATATGTTCTAATAGAACTTGATGTGCTGGCTCATTTATCTTAACCCACTTCTTTTGTGCTGGTGCCCATTGTTTAACATTAGGCCACTTCTGTAATTGTTTAAAGTCGTGATCTCCTGAGACTATAAGAAAAGGATCTGGTATGTGTTCATCAAATGGCAACATGCCACTTTCCTCAGGACTTGTACCATGTGTCTGACTGTATGCAGCTAGTGTTCCTATTATATCGTCTGCCTCTGCACCGTCGACATCTATAACAGGGTATGGAAATACTTCTGCTATCTCATCTCGAACAATATTAATAGCATCAAATATACTACCCCAATCCATTGGACTGGCTGCTCGTGAGGTTCTCCTATTAGCTTTATAATAAGGAAACGCTTCTCGTCTCCAATAGTGCCTGTTGTCACAGGCTATTACAATATCTCCATATTCACTACCCCAACGTCTCTTGTAGGAGCGTATGGTATTCAATATCATATGTCTGAGTATAGGCACGTTAGGTTCCACATCAGTACGTCCACGGACCTCTGCCATGTAATTACCTATAGCTGTTTGATTATAATCTACGACTATCATTACTTTGCCTTCTAGTTATTTGGGGTGAACGATGGGGTTCGAACCCATGACCGCCTGGCTCACAACCAGGAGCTCTACCAATTTGAGCTACATTCACCATTAGTTTGCCTTTAAGAGTAGCATGTGTGGGTTGATACGAGTCTTAACCTTCATCTTTTTGCCTCGTATTTTATCTACATACGGCTCAATAGCATTTGGACTTAGCCTCATGAATTGTTTTAACTGATCTTCGTGTTTCCTTAGAGTCTTTTCATAAGATTCATCTGGGTCATAGCCTGTAATAGATGTTCCTTTAACACCTAGATCTCCATACTCTTTAGACTTGTATAATCCTAAGCGTTTTCGCTTAGTATCATATATCCAGACACTTGAACTGCCTAATATGTCTACAGGACTAAAGGATGCTATATTTAAATCTTTACTGGCTTTCATAAAGCGTAGACGTGCTACAATCTTATGTGGTGGTTGTGGCTTCTTACGTCTAACTGCCTTCTTAGGTGTTGCTCCTAATTGCAACGAGTCTAATAGCTCTTTCAAATACTCAACTATCTTCCTTCCATTAGGCTTATTGACATGGCTGTAGCCTTCAATCAGTTGTTCATCCCAGTCTGTTCTATTCCTTAAACCACGCACCCTGGCAAGTTCTAAAAACTCTTCATAGGTATAAGATATTTCCTTATGTGCCTCTGCCATCTCTTCTTTGTTAAGTTTTAAGGATGTAAGCAGTGATTCAATCTCCATTACTTTTCTACCTATTGCTAATCTGTCTACTATTTGATCAACAGCATTTAGAAGGATAGGTAACTCTTCTCGTATTTGAACAACCACTTGACTTTGGTTAAGTCTCTTTTCTGCCGCATGTCTCTCAGCAGCTTTTCTAATCTTGGGTAAACATTTATAGATATAATCTGAATGAGTTTTAGCCATCCATCCGACTTTCTGTTCAAACCATGTGTATTTTGAAATAGATAGAAAGGCCCAGTCAGGTGCTGCCAAAGTATCTTTAATCTCTTCTTTGGTCCAGCCTGATTTTGTTTTAACCCAAGTCCTAAAAGAATTATAACATTCTTTGTTAGCTATTTCGTTGTGGATAAAACTGTGTGCATTCTGATATGCCGCTTCTTTATCTTCTTCAGTTACCGCTAGTGAGGCTTTGCCCCAATTGGGTTCTTGTACAAGATATACCGTACGTTGTTTAGTTCGTGCCATGAAAGGACTCCTATTTTTATATTCACATGTATAATTATAAGACCTATTGAACTAAAGGTCAACGACCTAGAGTACCATTCCTATAAACTTTATTAAATCCTTTGCCATATTCCTGCATAACCGGTGGTAAACCTGGACATTGTGTATCCTATTTGCCTTAGTTTTTGAATAAATGTATTTGACTAAGCTACTATCTTTAGTTATTTCTTCGACTTTCTGTACAATGAGTTCTAATCTATAGTTGTTGTCTTCAACGTCATAGTCATGTAGATAGTCAGTAAAGTCAAAACCATACCTTTCCAAGTAAGTGTTCATATTATGTTCCGCATACGACAAGAACCATCTCCCAGTAGCGAGGGGTTTGGCAGTCTTTTCAGTAGCAAAAAGGATCTGGTTTTTCATAACGTCCTCTCTCATCTCACTCACTATATCAAAATGACTGTTATCATATATTTCAGCTGGTATGGTGTGGCTGATTGTGGTTCCGTTAACTTTCTCAAGTGTATTGAGTTTTTTACCAAGGTCTTGTTGTTTTAGATTATCCAGGGTGTCTTTATCTTCTAAGTGTGTATCACTTAATGATCTTCCTTGAGGCGTTCCAAAGTAAGTGCTATAAACTTTATTATTATCTTTTAATCTATTGAAGAGAGTTGTTCTATGTTCTTTCTCAGAACCTAAAAGCATATTGAACGTGTAAGGTTTTCTCATATAATCCTGACTAAGGGTGGGCCTTCCATGAAGGGTCTTTTGTGTAAACCAAAGAGAATTGAAACATCTATTGTTTGGCATCTCAGATTCCTCACTAGATAATATGAAGTGCACCTTATCATGATCTAATACATCCAAATATCGTTGGATGCCTCCTGGAATGTGCAGGAACTCATCACAAAATACAAAACACACATCCACGCCGTCAACAAACTTTTCTAAATCTTTTGTGTTGATTGTGTTTCTTATATCCCACCAATGTATCACTCCAATATGTTTATCGGTGTTAAGATACTGATTAAAAATCTGAACGATATAGCCCCGCTGTTCTCCAAAGTGGCTGATCATTTTCTAGGAGCCTTTAGAATTAAGCCATTGCTTTGTGTTTGCGGTTGCTTTGGATCAAATGCTGGTGAATCAGGGGGGTGTTTAATCAACCTATCATCATTTTCGACTATTTCATATCCATGTGCCAATAAATATGTCACCACTGCGCCACACTTACCTATCCAACAACCATTAAACGTGTAAGTGTCATCACACACTACAATACCTTCTGGACACATATATGGCAGTAGGTTAATCATCTGTTGTAAATGTTCTAGTGCACAATCTTGGTTGTTTAAGCCCTTCAATCGATCAATATGATCGGTTGGAAGGCCTACTTCCCATATATAATCATAATTATCCAAGTATAAACAAGAAATTGTCTTTCCAAGAAGGCCGTCTTTACTCCAAACTGAACCCTTCTCCACACACCATTTGGTATTTGGTACATCACCTAATCGTTCAGATGCTTCTGGAAGAACATCCACTGAATATAATTCTGTGTTGTGTTTTTGCGCTAGCGTGGAATAGTATATAGTAGAACCTTCAAAACGATCACTACCTATTTCTACTATAACAGCATTAGTGGGGGCATTAGTGGGATAATATTTCCCACTCTTGCGGAATACGTCACCCATTTTCTAACTGCTTTCTTCTTGCCAGGTAGATACTTGTGGTGTGGGTGTTGCTGTTTCACCTAAGAACTTCCAACTAAGGACTCTATCATAGGTAACAGTCCTCCAGCCATCTACGTCAACATCATATACCACCACCTGGCCAGGGACTGACCTAGACTTTTGTGTGGTACTTGGTTCAGGAATAACACCAGGTAGTAGTGTGCAAGTCATTTCTCTTACACTTCCATCTACCTTGTGGAATCTAAACTGTCCGTAGCCTGTTTGCAATAATCCTTCTACTTCTTGTCGATAGTCGTTATCATTACGTCTGGGTTCATATCCCGGTTCATCTATATTAGGCATCTTCTTTCTCCTTTGTTTTCTTATCAATTAGCCATTGTAAATTTTGTTCTTTTTTAGGATCCATCGCAGACTCATTACCATACTTTGCTGGTAACCAGTCATCTTCTGATGGCTTAAAATTATCTATCACTTGATTCTCTGTTGTTTCCTGCCACTTCAACGTTCCTTTCATTTGTTCTGGTTCTAATGTTTTATCTTCTTCTAAGAACATATCGATGTGCATATCTTCTGTCACCTTCACAATATCCGGGCCTAAGTCATACTGTTTAGCTGTTGCTTGAGATCCTTTTGCTTGCCAAGAGTCTGGATCTGGTGCTTCTGCTGTTGATATACCTACTTCTGGTACTGATTCTTTCTCAACAACATCATCGTCTAGTCTTACGGGTGTTATTAACTCTCCCTTTCTCTCTTTTATACTGACATTTGCTGCTATTACTAAGATAATAGCTAGTGGATCAAATACAAATATTAATAAGAGTATAAGGATTTGTACAGCCCTGTCGATACTCTCTGTTGTATCATCACCATAAAGAAATTGTGCGACATATCTAACTGGTCCTACTTCCTTACCAAGATCTCTTACTATGGCTCTTTCTTCGAATAAGTCCTCGTTATACAATCCTATTTGATCGTATGCCTCGTCGATATCTTCCTGGATCTCATCTATCTGTATATCTCTATTTGATTGGCTATCACTTTCGTTATCTCGTAATCTGTTTATCTCATTAGTGGCACTATCTATATCAGTCTGTGTGTCTGTCCTATATTGTATAATTTGGTTACGATATCCTGCTATTTGTCCTTCAGCATAAGTCCTGAGTTCAGACATCTCTGCGTCTATCTCGTCTCTATCCTCTCGTTGACTTTCCCTTACTTGGACACCCAATGCCACATTGTCAACAACCTCGTCTCTTCTAAAAGCTCCTAAGTCTTGTTGTGTTGTCCCTTGGTTAGTATAAGATGCCACTATAGCGTCTAAACCGTCAAGTTCTTGTTGTTTTAGAGCTAAATCTGTATCCAGACTAGCCCGTATTTTGTCTATTTGTTCCTCGGCGTATGTTATATCGCCTTGGATCCTTTCCCATGCCTTATCTCGTATCTCTTCCTGTTGACGTATGCTTTCTGATATGTCTAACGTTCCGCCTGACTGAATTCTTACTATCCTCTCTTCACCTGCTGATATTTTGCCATTCTCACGTTCTATTAATTGTTCAATACGCTGGACTTTTGCTTGTGCGTCGCCTGATACTGCTGCTTGATCTAAATGTGCCTTAGATAAGAACCCAAATATACCTATGGAAGTTATTATGGATAACACCACAACAGACGTAACCATGTAGGTCCTCATTAATACACTTGTGCGTTGCCAATATTGATATATCCATGAGGCCGTTACGAGTTTAGCTATTTCTAATACTACTCCCATAGACAATATAGCAACAGGTAACGCTGAGAATATAGCCATTAAACCTACGATAGAAAAATAGGCAGCGACTGCTGAAACAGCTAGTGCTGAAAATAATGTTCCTATAATGAACGTGATACTTCTACTTTCTAACATTAATTAACTCCAAAGCTTCTCCATGTGGCCTTATTTGTTATATTAGGTTGCCATTTAATAGGTGTAAAATCTTTTAAATGACTGGCTCTTAACCTAACGTGTAGCATATCGTTGACACAGTTATCGTCTTCTCGTTGTTGCCACTGTAATAAAAACTCCTGCATCTTTGCTGGTGCTCGTGAAGGGAATTCTGCAATAAGCTCTTTGGTTAGTGTTTGTGTGCTTTCTTTAACAATCTTTGAACTTCCAAAATACTTCTCAAACAATTTGTCTGTCTTACATGAATAACCTATATAGTATCTCCCGTCAGGGAAATAAGTGCAGTAGACTCTGTGTTTTTTCTTCTCTTTTACTTTCTTTTTAGCCATATGACTATTTATGTGTCCTAGCGGTTACTTCTTCTAAGCGATCAACATAATCCCAATGGTACTCTTTAGCTAATCCTTGAAAATTTTGTGTTCTTTGGCCGTGTCCATCCCCAGGAAACGAAAAAGAGAGATTTACTATAACTTTAAATTGTTCTTTATTAATGTATGGATCATCATACACAGCACTTAAAATGTTTTGATGGAGGCATCTGCCATAATGAAATCCACATAACCAAATGTCATGTTCCTGTAGGTCTTCCACTTTGTTTAAAAATTGAAATTGTTCGTATTCATCAAATAAAGGATTACACTTCACCCCTTGGCCAAGGCCTCCATTAAGAACTATAATGTCATCGAACAATGGTTTTAATCTAGGTAGTTGTTGATGTATTAACAGACTTTGAGTGGCCATCATATCAGATAGCCATGGATATGGTTCAGGAAGAAAGGGGACTAATTTGCCTGAATCTAATTTTTTTAAGCTCCCACTGTGCTTTAAATAGGGATCTGATATTGCAAGAAGTTGTTTCACTTGTGAGTTCTTTTACCGTCGAAAACACAGACAAAGTATAGATCTTCATCGCCATCATTAATAACTTGATGAAACTCTCCGTCTTCTATTAACTTTATATCGCCTGCTCTCACTGGCCAATAGCCTTCTTCAATCTTCATTAGACCTTTACCACTAACAAAATGGTAAACTTCTTCTTGCCCTGGATGCGTATGTCCTGTTGTTTGTTTGCCTGGGTAGAGCAATGTACTGCTCACCACTAGGTTGTTTAGGTGTGTGTTGTCTTTTACAACGTAAGTATCATTATCTTTAACTACCTTACCACCGATGTCATTGATTGTTAGTTTCATATTCTTGCTCATATATATCTGTTAATTCAAATGTTTCTTCTTGTTCTATCTCTTCACCACAAAAAGGACAAAAGGCTAGTGAATAAAAATGATGATCTAAGTCTGACTCTATATGTCCTACACCTTCACATTTAAGGCATTCAAATCTTTGTCTATCTGCCATTCTTAGCTGCTCCCCATACGTCGGACCAGTCGCCTTCAAGGGCTCCTCTGGCATAATCTGTAGCTCTGTTTTCAAAAAAGTTTGTATGAGTAGGAGCGTTTATCATCTCTTCTACCCACAATAATGGATTCTTTTTCACTTTAAAAATTCCTTTCATTCCCATAGATATTAGTCTCCTGTCTGCTATATATCTAATATATTTCTTAACGTCGTCGGGTTTTAAATTTTCCATAGGACCTATGGCAAATGCTAAATCAATAAACTTATCTTCTAGTTCTACCATTTTCTCTGCTATGTCATAAATATCTTTCTTTAATTTGTCTTTCCACAATTTTCTATTCTCTTTTATATACTCTCTGAATAATAGTATCATGGACTCTGCGTGCATTGTTTCGTCAACAATACTCCAGGTTATAATCTGTCCCATACCTTTCATCTTGCCATGGCGAGGAAAGTTTAGTAGCATAATAAAAGATGAGAACAGTTGCATACCTTCTGTAAATGCTGAGAACGCTGCTATATTTGTAGCAATAGACTCAGGCGTTCCATTCTCATTTGATAGGTTCATAAAGTATTCATGCTTGTCTGCCATGGCCTGATACTCTAAAAACTCACTATAAGTAGACTCTGGCATACCTAACGTCTCGATCAGGTGACTGTACGCTGCTATGTGGAGAGCCTCACGGGCTGTAAATCCTGATAACATCATACGAATTTCAGGTTGTGGGAAGTGTGGTAAATAATTATTTACATAACCACCAGCCACATCTATGTCTCCTTGTGTAAAGAATCTAAATATATTTGTGAGGAAAGCCTTTTCAGGTTCTGTTACCTTATCTTTCCAATCCTTTACATCATCTGCCATAGGTACTTCTGTATGTATCCAATGTGATTGTTCGTGTTTAAGCCACGCCTCGTACGCCCATGGGTAGTTAAAGGGTTTGAAATATGTTCTCTCTTCTGTTAATCTTGCTTTTCTAGGCCTTGCCATGATCTGTTGCTCCTGCTTCTTTAAATCCCCATTCCCTTTCTTTACACCAAAAACATTCACCACATCTTCCACGTATTAATTCTACGCAGCTGTGTGAGAAACTACTTACTTCCTCTAATATTCCAAGACTATCTGCTAATAGAACTATTTGATCTTTAGTTAAATCTGCCATAGGTTGTAGATATATCTCTCCTATTGGTACACCCTCATGCTTATAATCAGAGTCCCTGGCTAATGCTCTAGGGCCTGGTGTGTGATAAGAACATAAGGTCTCATAATTAGGTGGGTAGTCATTCATTCCTGTATATACTACGTCAGCATATCCATTAAGTATTAGTTCTTTCATCCCACCTAACAGCTGTTGTTGCACTTCTTCTCCTTGGTATGGCTCTGCTCTGTTCCAGTCTACAGCATCAGCGTTTACTATCCAAGGGTGTAATCTTTTTGTCCCATAATAATTACAAGACCACTCTAACATTTTAGTAGCGTATGTTAATGCTCCATCTACTTTAGGTACTGTAAATGGAATACACTCTTGTCCTCGCTTTAAACATTCTCCATAAATCATATGCCACAAGACAGAACTATCAAATCCTCCTGAGACTACAACACCTATCTTTTTATTCTCTGGTATTATTAATTCCATAAACTAACCAATGTCCTAAGTAAAAAAACGATTCCAATACCGTTTAAAAGTATTAACGCCCTGTCATTCCATAATATAGAAACAATTAACCACAATGAAACTCCAATGAAAGACAAAGAGAGATCCCATATTACCAACGACTCTGTTCCTCGAATGGCCATTGCTGTTAATATAAAAGCACTAGCTATCCATTTAATATACCAGTCTGCAGTATATTTAGGTGTTGCTGATTTAAATATTCTATTAGAATTCTTTAATTCTTTTGGATCAAAATTTTGTTTAGTCATTTATAAATTTAACTCCTTCAAAATGATCAACATCATCTTGATAATGCTCATTAACAGCATCTACTGTGTCTTCCCAGTTTGGGTATAATAAGAACATCTCAGGAACACGGTCTAATTTTTTTAACCACCAATATGCTTTCTCAGGGTCTTCATCAACATAAGAGAATCCTTGGCTCCTTCTTTCCTGTAAAACATCTGCAGAATGGTATTTATCTATTTCACTGATATTATTAATTCTTTTATTACGTCCTGGCCAGTATCTCCACATCTTTTCATGTACTAATATCTCTTCTATAACATTATAATTAAACTTATATACATGCGCCAAGGATATATCTATTGTTTCTACAGCATCTTTCTGAAAACCAAAATGCTGATCTTCATAGCTTGTAGGTATATCAGAAGTCATCTTCCCTTTGCTAGTTGAGTGTCCAACAAACCAAGGGTGGCTATCTACTACCATATTCATTGCACTTAACCACCTTTGAAACGGTTCCCTGTATATTAATATAGTTTTATGAGAGTCAACTAGAGTTACATTTGATGTAACATGATCAGTCATTACCTTTCTCATTGAACTATGCGCGTTCTTAAGTATTATTAAAAAGTGCTTGTCATAATACTCTGAATAAAATGTATTACCCATAATTAACCCTCACATGCCAGACATTCGCCATCCGCTACGTCTCGCATATCTAATTCCTGTATTATTTCTCTTTCTATTCGTTTAGAAACTTTATCTGCTTTACCTAATTTCTCTGAACGACAGTAATATAAAGTCTTAACCCCTGACTTCCAAGCTAGGAAGTGAACAGCATGTATATAGGCTATATTCGCATCAGGCCTAAAGAAAAGATTTAAAGACTGTGCTTGGTCTATATACTCTTGCCTGTCCGCTGCATGTTCTATCATCCAACGTTGATCTATTTCCATAGATGTTTTAAATATTAATTTCTGTTCGTCAGATAATACTTTTAAATGTTGAACAGAGCCATCATTACTTATGATCGACGACCAAATGTCGTCGTAATGCGTTCTCGGATGTTTTTCACAATATTCAGTGATGATTGTATCAAGGTATTTATTCTTGTTGAGGAATGCACCCGATAACGTATCTTGCCTGTAAGCATTAGCTCTAAACGGTTCAATAGATGGCGAAGTGTTCCCCATAATAATACTACTGGAAGCATTAGGAGCAATAGCCATAACATGGCTAAAACGAAGCCCTCGTCCTTTAGCATCTGGTGCTTCTCCTCTCTCCTTTCCAAGTCTTTTGTTTGCTTCATCTAATTTCCCTCTAATGTATCTAAATATTCTCAAGTTGGCGCCACGTGCTGCTGCACTTTCCCATGCTAAACCGTTTTTCTGAAGGTAGGCATGAAATCCTAAAGCACCAACCCCTATACTCCTTTCACGACTAGCAGAGTATTTTGCTCTTGCTACTTCTGAAGGTGCGTTATCTATAAAATATTGCAAGACATTATCTAACATCTCTGCAACATCGTCTAAAAACTTTGGATCTCGAACCCAGGCCGCGTAGTGCTCTAGGTTCACAGACGATAAACAACATACTGCTGTTCTTTTTTCGTTTGTTGGTAAAATAATCTCCGAACAGAGATTACTTTGATTAATTCTTAACCCTAATTCCTTTTGCCATTCAGGCAAATTTCTATTACTCGTGTCTATGAAATGTAGGTAGGGTTCTCCTGTTTCCATTCTAAGTTCTAATATCTTTTGCCACAAATTTCTGGCTGATACTGTTTCTGTGACTGCTCCTGTATGTGGATCTGTTAAATTCCAACCATCATCGGCGTCATCATCTAACATACATCGTTCTATTATTTCCATAAAGCGATCAGTTATATTAATACCGTGATGAAGGTTCAGGCATCTCATATTAGGATCGCCTGTTGATTTCCTCATATCCAAAAACATTAAAACATCTGGATGAGATATATCTAGATAAGTAGCATAAGATCCTCTTCTTGTTCGTCCTTGCCTATAGGCCAGACATGAGGCATCGTATGTTTTTAAATGAGACATAACTCCTGTTGATTTATCATCAGAACTTCTTATACCAAATCCTATACCTACACCTCCTCCTAACATTGACAACCAATTAGTCTCAGACAGGTTTTTAACTAAACCTTCTGCTGTGTCGTCGATGTAATTTAAGAAACATGATATAGGCATACCACGTTTAGAGCGTCCATAGGAGAGAATAGGTGTGCTGTATGAAAGCCAATGCTTACTGGCATACTCATATAGCCTTTGTGCGTGTTCTTGGTTAGTGGCAAATTGTGAGCTTACATAAGCGAAACGCTCTTGAGGAGACGTCTCTGAATCTTTCATATAGCTTTCTCGTAATCTTTGCAGGCCTAATTCATCAAATAAATTATCACGATCTCTATCAATTTGTATGTCTAAATATTTTTCCCTTGCCACTCTTTTAATCCTTTTACTACTTCTTCAAATGTTTTGTCTTTAAATGATAATCTTCCTAATACTCTTTCTGTTAACGGTGTCACCCTATGTGGCACTGATGTATTCAATAGGGCTGCTTCGTATGTAGTTTCTTTATATCCTTCAAACTCTACAGGAGCCGCCCCTCCTTCTAATATTATGTTTATAGCACAATGAGGCAGTCTACCTGACCCTTTATGCTTTGCCCATTGTGCGTTTGGCTTGTTATCAACATGCCAGGGATAAACAGTATTAATCCACATATAGACAGGTGTTATTTCACCCCAATCATATGGATATACTTCTATAAAACTCTTTCTGAGGTTTATTAACTCAGGAGGCTCATACGCTGGTGTTGCAGGGAGAGCTGTCACTATTCCCATACGTTTATCACCATCATAAATAGGCATCTCTAAAGCATGCTCTTTGACAGTGCGTGCCTCAGCTCTTAATTTATCCAGATCCCAAAATTTCCGATCTAACACATAGATTGGATTCATTTTAATCTTTCTTTAAGCTCTGCGTTCTCTTCTACTAACTCATTGATGCGTATATACGCTCTACTTAGCTGACGTTGCATTGTGGCCACTTCGCCTTTCAGCAAATTAATCATTGCCTCTAGGGATTGCTCTACTTGAACTAACTTTCGTCTGTAAAGTTCAGCCTGTCCGCCTAATGAAAGCGCATCTTCGTCAGATGTCATCGGGTTCGCCATTAACACTTTCTCCAATTAATAAATTTCAGTTCAGCTTCCAGATTTTGGAACACATTATTACTTATAAGAGTCTCAACATTGACGCCTCCCAAAGCCATATCATTAATGTCTTTAGGTAAATCATCAGGCCAAATAACTACACGTTTTCCTGCTTTAATATATTTCTCTAATATATTGCAGACCTCTTTATTCTTTGGTTGATTATCTATAATTATAATACTATCTTCCGGAAGATCTAATGTTTCTATTTTGTTAAATGATGTGCCTGCACATGCTATACAGTTATCTAGAAATAAACTATCTAGAGGACCTTCAACAATTTTTACAGGCTTACTTTTACTTATACAATCTAATCCAAAAACTGTTGGATATTGATCAGTTATTTTAACCAATATGTACCTTAATGGTGAGGCACCATATGCTCTTAGCGTAACTGCTGTTAATACACCATTTTCATTAAAAAATGGTATTGCTAGTCTGGATTCGTCAGACTTAATCCTGTCTCTATACTTAGGATTTAACTGACATATATCTTTTATGTTTTCTATGTGATATAATCTATGCCATTGTTCTTTTGGTATCTTTCTCTGTTTACAGTAGTCTACTGCAATATGATTAGAATCTGAGAGTTCACATTGTTCATGCAACTTATCAACTCTGTCCATTAAATTGTCTATTAATCTATCAGCCAATAGATCAGAAAAGTCAGGTGGTTTAAAATCAAACTCTGGGGTCTTATTAGCTCTAGGACTTGCAACTCCTTCTGAATATCTTTCTAATAGGTATTGCTTATGTAGTAATGGATCTGTTATCTTTAACAAGCCACCAAAAGTTTTACCTGCTTCACAATTATGACATTTATAGAACATGTCATTCTTCTTGCGATAGATATAGCCTCTAGCTTTGTTCTTTTTGGTGGAGCTGTCGCCACAGATGGGGCAACGGAAGTTAAACAGGTAATCATCCTTACGTTTGAATCGATCAAACCTGTGCGAGATCATCAAGATATATTTTAAGTCAATGTGTATCATATAGTCGTTATTATAGTTGATTCCTAACCAGGAATCAACATGTAATATACCGTTTTGGTGTTACCCGCTACCGAGTAAAGACACAAGTTTTCCCATGTTTGGGAAGAGTGCTGATCCAGCAATTAGAGCGCCCAATAAAACCCATTTCCATTTCTCAAGCTGATCTATACGTTTTTCTAAGTGGGCTTGTTCTTTATCTATATGGCCACGAAGTTTTTCAATAGCTAATAATATCTTTTCGTTGTGATCTTTTAATGAGTCGGCGGTTTCTCTGGATGCGGTCGTAATTCTGGAATGTAACTCTTTAACTACTGCGTCTGATTCTTTTCTTCTTTCCATTCGATCTTTTTCCGATGTGTTGAGACGTTCCTCATGTACAGCTATTGTTGCTGCTATCACTGAACTGGCCTCTCCGATTTTATCTAAAGTATTATCTAATTTACCAAGCATATGGCCTAATGAGGCTATGTCTGCTTTAATTGTAGCTATTTCTCTGTCAGTTTTACTTACTGTCGGCATTTTTCTTTATTCTCTTATTTATGTTGGCTTTACGCCTAAACATATTTGGCATACCGATACCTGGAAAAGGCCATTTGTTTAGGGTTCTAACCCCTGGCTCACCTTTTGGTCCTATTCCAATAGCATCGACGGCACCATGTCCGACTGCATTAGCTGCTACTTCCTCTGTATAATAATCTCTGAATGATATAAGATTATGTTCTAATAATTTAGCGTTCTGTTGAACTTGTTCATCGTTCATATAAAGCTCGAATAATGCTAAGACTTCTTCTCTAGTGTCCGTCTCTTCATACTCACGCATCAAAGCCAGTGCTGAGGCAAAAGATAATAATCTTCTACTCTTATAATCTGGCGAATGTTTAAGTGCATATTGAATTTTATATACGAATTTCTGAAGCATGGAATACATGTTTAATTCTTGTGTTCCTGATGGTTCACGAAGTTTCTTTCCTGTTTTGTCTACAATGCCGGCAATGAACGCGTCCGACTTCTCAATCGGTTTGGCTAACATCTTTAAGATCCTTAATGCTACTATTGCGTCTAATGCTCTTGACATTATATTTTCCTTAAAACTCCTATTAATTCCTCATTTAAAGGAACATCTGTTTCGACATTTTTTGGTAGGTTAGAAGAATAAACTACTTCCTCTGGTATCCTATCTAAAAATACTAAAAACGTTTTCAAATTACTCCAATATTTTTCTTCTAGTTTGAAAAATAACATTTCTGTTGTTCCGTTTCCAAACACATTATATAAAAGAATAAGATGATTTATAATTAATCTTTCATTTGGATCGCCTGTTTTTTCATATCTGTTAAACAAGCGTTTCAAATATTTAAATCGTTTTAAATCATCTTCTAATTCTGACATTCCCGTACATGACGGGTTGTCATAGTTTTTAATAGCAAAGATCAAAAAGTTATCATTATTAAGTTCAGTCATTATTAAGCCACGGTTGCTGTTCCTCCAATGAGGTACCATTTTGCTAACCCTGTGTCATATAATAATGTGGCTGTTTGTCCAGCCGTGCTAAAAGATATACTGTTAGCTATGTTTGCGTTTGCTAAGGTTACTGTATGGCCACCACTGTTGGAAGACATTATAATTATCTTAATTTGTCCATCCGTTCCAGCAGCTAGGGTACATGTACCTGCTGCTGAGACATCGTTAATCCATGTGACGTTTGTTGCTACGTTTATGGCACCTGCAGCAGTTATTGTATCGTGATTTCCTATTGAAACCTTATCGTTAAATACTGCTGATGTTCCTATGTTTCCAAATAATGCTGCAGCTGTAAGTGATTTAGAGGCTCCGCTCTGAACCAAATACACTTGATCGGTAGCGGCTGCGTTCGTAGCAGCCGTTAGCTCTGATACTTTACTATCTGCCATTATGTAACTCCTATTAAGCTACGACTGTTATTGTGCCAGCTGCTGTACCAATACCGACTACATTTAAGATACTGGAATTTGTATTAGTTCCATTATCTTTAACTGTACCGCCGTCAAGGTTCATTGCATTAGCTCCGATGCTTAATACATCGTTTGCTGCTGTTGCTGGTGAAGCTGCTGCTATAACTGAAGTGAAGACAAGTTCGTTTGTTCCTGTACCACTAGCATATTGCAAGTTGTATGGTCCACGACCTGATCCTGCTCCAGCGTTGTTATTTTGTACAGCCACATAAGGTGTACTTGTAACAGCTACTTCTTCATTGAATCTTACTCTAACGGACATGTTGTATCCTGCTGATACGTCTGCTGTTGTTGTAATCCATTCTATTTCAGTAATGTCTGCTGATCCAAGATTAGTAGTTAATGAACTCATTGCAACTAATACTTCAGGGTCAGCGCCTGTACGGCCATTTCCTGTCATAGTTGATCCTGCTTCGACTACCCATCCACTGGAATTAGCAAATACTTCTTTTTTCTGAGCGGTTGTAAGATATTTAGGCTTACTTTCGTCCGCGTCAGTTGCTCCCCAATTTGACATGTGTTTTCTCCTATTCTACGTGTTTTTTAAAATTGTCATGTGATGCATGAGCGTGATCTTGCATCTTTAATTTTTCTGCGGGCTTACTTTCCATATATTTATTATGAAATTTATGGGCGTGTGCCACACTCACTTTATGAGTTTTACCGTCTTTAAACTTAACTCCATCGTGCTTATCACCTAATGATATTACCTTTCTCATTTGAGCGACAATATGTTCAGGCCCTTTATTGGCTGAACCATCATGTTTACTTTTTCCTGGCTTAGGGTCCTTCTTTAAAGGAGCCATTCCTTTGCCTGAATCATTTCTAATATCCCTCAAAGCGTCTGATTTAGCGCTTTCTTGGACATCGTTATATAATCTGTTTGTTTCGTCTTGAAGTTCTACATTAGGATCAACTACTAAGGTATCAAATTGAGCCTTTTTCATATCCCTAACTGTATGAAGTGCTTTAACTCTCTCATTAGGAGTTTTTGCTACTTCTTCTTCTACTACTTCTGCTTCTTCTCTTGTGTATGTAGTCTTTCCGCCGTATCCTGTAACCCTACCGTCTTTGTTTTTAGAAGTAAATCGTTCTTTAGATTTGACTTTAAGCCCCATACTCTTTTCCATAGACTTGACTACTTTTGAAGCGTCTTTCATTTTAACTAATCCACCAATTCCGCCTTCTTCAAGGGACTCTTTAACTTTCTTCTTAAGAGATTTTTTAGGATATGGTAGCGTCTTATCTCCGTGTGCGCTTTGTTTTGTTAACCAATTTTTATCAGCTCGTTTTCTTTTTCCTTCACCACTGTTGTCAAAGTATCCGTGACCTAAAGCGTAATCTTTAAGTGAACCTTCGTCTAATGGTGTTTCTACTTGTTCGTTAGCATGTTTAAGATGTTTTAAGGCTTCTGGATGATCTGATAATCCTTTATGAAGCTTCTCCATTGCTTTGGCTGCTCCAGAATAGTTACCGCCTTTGTATCTCTTGTCAAAGGCAATTCCTTTGGCTTGTTTAAGATGTTTGCTTGTAATTGTTTCGTCTAAGTCGTCAAAAAATTCTTTCTTTTCTGCTTGAGGAATATCTCTGATGTTATCTACACCTTTATCTTCTAATGACTTGTTAAGATGTTCTTTATAAGCATCGTTAAATGCTTCAATGTCTTTAGTTATTGTGGATTCAGTCTTCATTTTTTGTTTTCTTAGAGACTTAGACATGCCTTGCATCAATTTCTCTTTAGATGCTTTGCCTGCTCTTTTAAACCTTCTGGACTGCCTTGATCTTAAACCTTCAGCGTCTAGATCAGAAATTAAACCTTCTCCTATGGAAGGTCTTCCTTCAGATACGTTTGCCGTATTACTGTGGCTACTGGGCTCTTCTGCTCCAGGCTTACCTGTTTGTTTAGGACCATCAGTAACTGGTGGAACTACTGAACTACCTTGTTTCGGGGATTCTATATCACCCTCATGTTTGTCTGCTGGGCGATTAGCGCCTCTTGCATGTTCTTCTTTCATGTCTTCTTCCTCTGCATTAGATTGACCAGGACCATTTGTGTCTTTAGTGGTTCTTTTGCTTTTAAAAGATTTCTTTTTATCTTTTTTAGCTTCTTGTTCGTCTTTAGTGCCGTCATAAACGACTACATCTTCTTCACTAATCACTTCATTCTCCTCAGTCTGATATTTAGTTTTTTGAGTGTGCATCCTTGCTCTGTTATATGTGATATCGTCCCCAAAGGTAAACCCCATCATCGAGTCTATCAATTTAGATAGCGCTTCTCGTTCGTAAGGGGTTAAAACTTTTCCCATTTTAACACTTGCTAAGGCCCTGTGTAATATGGGTAACTGCCTAGCCGGCATCATGCCTTGTCTAATTAGTTTGTCCAGTCTTTGTGTTTGTGATTCCACTCAAATTCCTCTTATACTCGTATTTATACATCTGAACCACTAGATGTCCAAATATTTGTATTGAGGGAGTTTAACCTACAGAGTAACTGAAGGCCTTATAAGCTTTTGATTTTCTCTTGAGGGTAGGTCCGCCTGTTCTATGGGCTGACTTAAATTTCTTAGGTTTAGGAGCTTTGTATTTGCCTGGCTTCTTGATTTTATATCGTTTAGCCTTTGCACTAGCCGCTCCACGTATTGGTTTAGCTGCTTTAAACTTTTTACTGGTTGTGGCTGCTTTTTTGCCTCTATTTCCCATACGTTTAATTTCGTTCTTTCTTATTTGAGGCATTAATTTAACTGAAATACGATTAACTAATGGCGCAAATCTTGTTATCATCCTCTCTAAACGTTCCTTCTCAGCAGGTGGTAGAGTAGCTCTGGACCTGCCTCTTAATAGTCTTTTATAAACCATAAGTCTGGCACCACGTGTTGCTCTCTTTTTAATTCTATCTGGAGTAGAACCACGTCTTAGGGCTATGCCACGTGCAACTTTTAATTTTTGTCTGTTACGTCTAGCAGCAAAACGTCTTTTCATACGTCCTTGTACGGATAGGACTTCGATGATGTTTACATCGTTCAAAGGATCTCCGTCAAAATCAACCATATCTAATTCATCGTCATCATACAATCCCATATCAACTTCTTGATCCCAGGTAATATTTTCTGCTTCTTTATCTAATGCTTCAACATCAGCCCAAGTAATTTCTCCGCCCTCATATGCTCCTGTAAGAATGCCATCGATATTTGCTTGCCATTGTGCATTTACTTCGTTATCTTCTGGGTATTTTTCTTTTGAATGTTCTGCTTGTTTCGCGACAATATGATCTAAACTAAATTCTTCTTCTACAGGACCGTAACCTTTTGGAGTTACATCTTTAACTGTAAATGTGGGCTTCTTTCCTGTCTTAATACGTTTTTCGTACTTTGCTTTTAAATTTCCTGTTTTAGGATTTATAAACTTAGCCAAATGTGGAGGAAGTTTAGTTTCTGTTACCTTAACACCTTTCTCGTCTTGTGGCTTCCTAGCTTTAATGTTTAAAGGCTTAATAGGATCCTCTGGTGGATTGTCTTGTCCAGGTGTTAGTTTTTTAAAATAGTCTCTTCCAATATCTGTTCCCCACTCATGACTACCAGGACCCATTGCTGCTTTATATTCTGCTGTCTCTGCAACGATTGGTTTTAGTCCCAGTCTGGCACCAACTTTGTTTCTTAACTGATAGGAACCTATGACATTAGACTTGGGGCTTGTGAATACGAACGATCCATCTTTGCCGCTGTCTTTTTTATTAACTTTTTTAACTGGTTTTTTAATAGGACGGCCGGAAGCTGCGTCCTCTTTTATTTTTTTTTTCTTAGGAGGCTGGTGGGTACGATCATTTTGGTTTTCAGTTGGTACAATTATTGTACGGTGAACATCGTGCGTAGCCTCGTGTGCGTGTGCCAACTTACCAAATCTTTCTTTCTTCCAATCTAAAACAGGTTTCTTTTTCATACCAACTTTTGCTCTAATTTTATTAGTAAGTCTTCTCTTAGCTTCTGAATACTCTGGCTCAAATTGATCCTTAAATCCTTCACCCCACATACTCTTTTTAACATCTTTCATAGTAGGTGTAGTTTTCTCTGCTTTTTTAGTTACTTTTTTCTTAGAAATCTTCTTGGCTGCTTTATCTATATTATATACTGCTTGTCTTGTTGCTCTACCTGGACGATCCATATATTCTTGTGTTTTATAAACAGGATACGCTTCACCAAACTTTTGTTTGACTGTTGTGTTTTTAGTTTCAGCTTTGGCTTGTTTTTGTAATCTTTCAGCAGCTGCTGATCTTACTGCTTTTCCAGGGTCTATCTTAGACTTTTTTTTTTGAATTGGCTTATGGTTTAGGCCTGAGCTGGCCAGTTGAGCTAAAGATTCAATTACTCTTTTTTGTTCTTTCTTTTTAGCCTTCCCTTTGACAAATTTGCGCAGGTTATCTCCGGCATCAGAGGCTTTTTGAAAGTCTTTTTTTAGATCTTCTTTAACAGATTTCTTTTTAGCCTGTTGGCTTAGAGTGTGCGCGTTATCCATTGCTCTTTGTGTGTGGTGAAAAAAGCCTTCATGATCTTTAGAATTGTATGCTTTTTCTGCTGCCTTGATATGTTTTTGGACTTTAGGATGTTTATGGTCTGCATGATCGTTCCAATTATCAGCCATTCTATCCATTGATGCATGAGACTCATTCACTTTATGGAATCTCTTAGGCGAACCACAGCTTCTACATTGATCGCTACGATTCTTCTCTGCGCCACAGTCGCCACAATTCCAGCCTGTTTTGGCTGCTCTGCCACCGTCATACATTTTTCTAGCTTCATCTATATCAACAAACTCTCTAAAATGACGGGCAAACTTACCGTATTTCTTTTTTAATCTTTCTTTAGCTTTTTTGGCATCTGAATCTGAAATTCTAAATCCACCGGTATCATGTTTTGATTTTTCGTGTCTCAATTCATGTTCCAGTTCTTGTCTTTTGAAGTCCTGCTTGTAGCCTTCTTTCACTTCCGTAAGGCTTACTTCCTCAGCTATGTGCTGGGGAATGTCAAGATATTTTGCCGCTTCTTTCAGGTTCATCATTCTTCTATGCCTATTTGTGCCTTATATTCATTATTTATACTTTTCTCATAGTAGACAATGATAGTTTTTTGTTGTTCTATGTATCTTTTTAGTTCTCCCATGTTTAGGGACAGATTTTCGTAGTCAGGGACGCTAATAGCGAAGAAAACGAAATCTCCATAATCTTTTTCAAATTTTTCTTTAAACTCGTCATAGTTATCTGCCGTAACTGCATAAAACTGTACCGGATATAGGTTAACACCCTGTGGGTGTCCCATTATAGGTATGTTTCTCTCTACAAATTTGGTCTGTACCTGTACTTCTTTAGGTAATAGACTACAGCTACTAAGGCTTATCAGAATTGGTAGCAGTAGAAGACTCAAAGTCTTCGAATAGCTTATTTGTTGCATTGTTTACTCTCTTTTCTATTAACCCAGGTTTTCTCAAGGTTAACATGGTTAAATCATGTGTTCGTAACTTCTCAGATAACTGTTCACCATATTGTTCGGATGCCTGTAATTTTACTTTTAATTCATCGTTGGCTAACTGGAAGGCTCTATTATCTAGATCCATTTTTTCTATTGTTTCTTGGTTAGTCGTTGCTGCTATTGTTAGTGCCGCATTATTTTCTGTTAGTCTTTCTATCTTTCTTTCAGACAACCAATAGTAAGTACCAAAGGCTAGTACCAAAGATACTATTATTCCCATAAATATTTTACTCATTTATCTGTCTCTCTAATTCTTTAATTACTTTGTTAAATTGTTTCTGCCTATCTGGATGACTCCACTTCTCAAGTTTTTCAATTCTTTGTTTCATCAAAGGATAATCTTGTTCAAATTTAGATTGCTTTTTAGCCACTTCAATATCATATTTTTGTGCTAAGTATTCCATGAATGTATCAAACTTAATTTGAACCCAACCACCTAATTTAGTTGTTATAAACCATTTAGCAAATGCTGTGCCAAAGGTGGCAGTTGCCATTGATATTAATAGTCTGTAAAATATTAGCATTTGAATTCTTCAGAGAGGAGGAATCTTTTAAAATCATAGTATCCTGTTTCATCTTCGTTCAATTTCATACCTTCTCTTGTCGCTTTAAATAATTTCTTGGCATGATCTTCTGCGTGGTTAGAATGTAGTCCTGATTTAAAGGATTTATAATCATTGTTTCTAGCATGGTCTCTCATTTTAGTTCCACTGATGCCTTCCACCCCTGTGGCATCTGGATCTCTTTGGCCTGCTGAAAGTATATGTATTTTCTTATAATTGTATTCCTTTCCATTATATTTTTTAGCTAGTGATTTAAAGTCTTTTACTCTATCAGAACCAACTACCATTGTTGCGTGTGTATGTCCTTCCTGATTAAACTTTTTTAATTGATGTAAGAATGAAGGGTGTTCTTTTGTTGAATTTTCAAAATTTACATCTGGATGCACGTGCTTTAAAAAATCTTTTTTGTGTTCGTGGTGTAAAGGATTATCTTTGTGGTGTTGTTTGTGGCTAACTACTACAGCATGATTTGCACCTATCTTATCTGCATGTGACTTAACCTTATCTACGACTTTGCTATGTCCAGCAGTAGGTGGATTCATCCTTCCGTATGAAAATACTATATGTTTATCTGGTTTTTCCACGTTTATCTTTCTTCTTTGCCTTTTTCTCTTTAATGCTTAGTGAGGGTTTCTTTTTGTTTTTATTCCCTCGTTCTCTATTCTGTCCTTTACCCATGTTTATCCTTTATTAAAATTAGCTGCACTAAATTCTTTTCTATCTACAAATTTAGAAGGCCTGCCTCTTCTTATAGCTACAAAACCTTCTGGTTTACTATCTGCCCCTGATATCTCATGCCCCCATTGTGATTTCTGGGATAAATTATTTGTTATAATATTCTTTGCAGCTTGAAGATGTTTGTGCATATTCATAGGGCCTTCAAAATGCTCTTTATTCTTATTTATGTGATCTATTGTGTTGTCTTTTGTTGTTTGATGACGAGCTTTGGCCGCGTCAGTTTTCACACCATCTATTTTCTTTTGATGTGTATTTGAATGATGTTTTACGAATCCTTCGTGAGAATGTTCTTCTCCTGTTCGTACTCCGTGGTTTATATATGTCTTTAAAGCAACAGAATGTTTGCCTACTGTGTCGTGATGTTCGTCTGGGGTTTGTTTAAAGTGTGCTACAGCCTGTTCTAGGTGATGATCTACTTGTTTCCTGTCCTCTAAGGAGTATCTATGTGTAGATGTATCGTGTGCTGTGTTCATTAAATGAACGTCTTTATGACCCTTAAAATGGCTCATATCAGGGTTATGTACTGCCTTTAACGACTTAATATCCTTACCTTCGTACTGTGTATGTACTGCTAACCCTAGCTTAGCTTTAGTTGCTGCTTTGCCATGCTCCGAATCAGCGGGTGCGTGGTATGTTATTGTGTTGGGTGTAAAATCTACTCTGTTATTCTTTTTATCATGGTTGACATCTCCAGCGTGCATAATGTCTGCTTGGTATATGCCTTGTGGCTTAATTTTGTGTGCGTGATCTAAGGCTGCTTTTAATTTTTCTACTAAGCCTGGTGCATGTCCGTGATTCTTTTCTATATCCTCATGGGTATGGTTTATCTTAGGATTCTTATTAAATGCTGATTTGGATGCTACAAAGAACTTCTTTGTTTCAGGATGTTCACCAAATATAACAGCAGGACTGCCATCATACTTCATTGTAACATCTGTATCCTTTCCGCCTTTACCTGCAAGTTTTTTATGAACGTCATTTATAGTATGGAAGGCGTGTCCAAACCCTTTTTTACCCGCATGGATAACATGATCTTCGACATGCTCTAGGTGTTTGAGCTTATCTTCTTCCGACTCTTCTTTTAAAAATTCAGTAAATCTCATAACAGTATTTATAATAATTTAATGAACGGAAAATTTAATCTTTTCTTTACCGTTCCTTTTAATTTTCTAACCTCTGATTCTTTTAAAGGAACATAAAAGAACTCATCATCTATATATTTTGTCTTTGGCTCATCACCTTTAACTATTCCATGTCTTCCCAATCTATCTAAAACAATAGAAGTCTCTGTAAATGTTATATCTGCTCCTGTATCCAAAACTCTTTCTATAAATTCTCTATCACCAAAGTGATGTCCTGTGAAAGATTCATCATAACCACCTGCTTTCCAGAACGTTTTCTTACCTATTACAAAGCAATTCCTGTGTCCTGGTTGTTGCATCATTGTTTGTTTTGGTGCCACATAGGCATGATGATAATATAATTTACCTTCCTCAAACTTTTTTCTTTTTAATCTAGCGACATCAGGAGCGTGCATACGCATATCCATATCAAAGAATGCTATGAAATCTGTTTCTGCGTATTGTGCTATTAAATTTCTACAACCATGTGAATTGAACCCTAGGTCTCTAGTGCATTTCCACAGTTGTATGGTGGGTCCTGAATCAGGTATCCAAACCTCTTTCAGAATATCGTGTGCTTCAAATATTTCAGATCCATCATCAACAATAAATATATCTATTTGATCTGGCCAGGTTTGCCAAACTTTAATTTGCTTCTCTAAATGCTCCGGCTCTTGGTAGTAGGTATAACCTGCTGTAAACCTATTCTTCAACCTGGATGTTGGTGATGTCTTCTGCGGGAAAATCAATCGCGTCTCCATATTTTAATTGGAAATTTTCATTATGTGTCAAATTATTTTGTTCATAAACTTCATGACCTGTTATAACTTCAATAACCGAAGGAGTAATTCTCCCTTCTAATATGTGTTGAAGTGAGGTTATCATTGCACCAATATCTTCCAGGGTAGGAACCTTGTTAGTTCTACCTATAATATATTCTCTACAACCAATAGATTGCCACATAGGAAAGTCTCTACTCTCTCCTTTGGACTCCCAAATATTAGTGCATGCTACGACTTTTAGTTGAGGCATCGTATATCTCCAATTTATTTTTTACATCTGCTATATCTATATTGTTCTTAACAGCCAATGTCTCAGCTGTATGTTTCCAATATGATCTAAAGCTTGGTTCCATTGTTCTATTTTCTGCTTTTAGACAGTTTATCACTCTTTGAAGTGCCGTTGTTTTCATTTTCTCTCCTCACGGTTCTAGTTCTGAGATCAGTTGTACTAAACGAATGATCTCTTTTATTATAAATTATTTGTATGCCTCTTTGATGGCAAATTGCTTTTGCTGTAAACTCTCTACTCTTGTATTCATCACCTATAACTCTTACATCTAAAGGTAATGTTAAAAATAGATCTTCTAAATCCTTTTCAGTATTGTACATAACAATCTCGTCTACAAACTTGACAGCAGCTAACTGTATTTGTCTTTCCACGATACTTTGAACAGGATAATTTTTAAATTCTCTGTCTAAGGTTGGATCCACTTGTAATGCTGCAATAAGATAATCACAATGTCGTTTGGCTTCTTCTAACATAACAACATGGCCAGCATGTAAGAAATCAAATGTGCTACAGGTAATTCCTACTTTGCCTACACCTTTATAATCTAAGCGCATCCTTCTTGCCCCCAAAGTTCTATTGTATCTGTTATATAGTCAGGCAGATCTGAAGGGTTTGAATCTTCAATTTTATCATGCTCTATTTTAAACCAACCACCACTCTCTTCCCTATTGCCAAGTCCTCCGCCAGGACCGTATAGATTTGCAAACCAATACGCACCAGCAAAGTTATAAAACTCATCCACATAGGTCATGGTAAGTTCTACCTCTGGGTCATAACCAGATAGTTCTTCTGTTAGTATTTCAAAAAAGTTTTTAGGTGAAATCCATGCCGAAGTTATTTCAACTTCTGTTCCCATGAATTTAGTTAGGTTAGCTACTCGAGGGCCTATATTGAATTCCATAAATTCAGCATCTGCATAGTCGTCATCAGGTAAAATATGAGAAAACTCTAGTCCCGTTTCGCCTGTATCTTCTATCCATTGGAATACATCTATGAAAGCATCTTCTGCTTCTTTATTTCCTGATACGAATTTTATCGAGCTATATACGTTGTTTGCCATTTTTCTTCCCTTGTTTAACAAATTCTTTTGCCATATCTATAGAGTCCTTTTCTCCTGCCTCTTTGTCTGGGTTAAATACGAAGTTCGTAAAAACTTCTTCCCCTTCTCTAATGTATGTTACCTTGTGCATATGTTCGTATGTAGCCACTTCACTATATTCGACACTTGCACCTAAAAATTCGTCTCCAAAAGAAGCCACTAGCATTTACAAATCCTTACTCAAAGAGTTTGTCTAACACCATTAGTTTATCTTCTGCCTCAGCAATCCTGGTTATCTGCGTATCGATTGCTGCTATAATGTCTGGATGTTCTCCAATTCCTACAGGATTGTTCATGTAAACTAAAACATTGGCCTGTGCTTCGCCAATTTCGCCTTTGTATTTTGCTTTTAATCCGTCTATCAATTGTTTTTTCATCTTGTTCCTTTACCGTCTGGAGCTAGAGATAGGATTTGAACCTACGACCTGAGGTTTACAAAACCCCTGCTCTACCAACTGAGCTACTCTAGCATAAAATCTAGTAGGCCTTTTATTTTTGTTAAGAGTCACGTTTCCGCTTGTTATGTACCTAGGACTCTTATTATTTATCATGTTTTATCTTCTCATTTTATAGTTTGGTGTTTTGCCCCTGACGACTCCATCACCGACGGGTACACACCTTTTCTGTTGCCAATCCAGGTGGCAGATCCGAATCCAATTCAAGAAAATTGTGGAGGTTCCAGATAAATGTTGTCCCCTCCACAATTAGTCTTCCTCTAGTTGAAGCTAACGTTAGCTGCGTGTGCTGCTGCTACCATAGCTCGACTAGGGGTACCAAGACGGTAAGTTGTATTACCTGCCTTGTTCACGTTAGTGTAGATTGCATATCCTGCAGCTCTGAGTTCTGAAACTCTAGCTGGAAGTTGCGTTACACCAAGACGTGATTTAGCCTGTGCGATTGACAGGCTCTTGCCAGACTGTAGAAAATTGATAATTTTCACAGGTTGGCTTACCACTTTACGAGTTCCCATGTTATAGGCCTCCATATTATTGGTTACTAAAGCGTCCCTTCATTAACAATAGCGTCAGTTGAAACAGCGGGTGCTGCAACATTAACGGTTCTTGTAGACTTAGGAACATTACGATACACGACCTTTTGTAAAGCATCCCTTACTTCAAATTGAGAATTTAACTCCTCTATTGTCAGCAAGTGTTTTGATGCGTCACGCTTAGTCATGGCTTCCGGCAATTCAACGAACCAAGTATCGGTGTTTGAGTTAGCCGTAAGTTTTTTAATACGAGATACCATATCGTTACCAAATCTAGCCTTTGTCTGGCCTGATGATGTGACGCTATAGCCTGCGTATGTAAATAGTTGTTCAGTCATAATAAACATTTCTCCATATTAACTTACATATTATAGACTCTTGTTAACCAAGAGTCAAGTACCTATAGGACCAAAACAGCAATTAAGCTGCTAATCTTTCGAAAGTTCTTTCTTTGGAATATTTAATGCCTTTTGAGTAGCAATACATACCGAAGTCCATATAGCCACCTTCGTAGATACAATCTTCAGCTTGCATATCCCATTCAAGAGCTTGTCTAAAGTCTTTTGCTCCCATATTAACTAAAGAAGCATAATGATTTTTCAGATCTTGCCAATTTTGAATTTGGAGACGATCTATACGATCCGCTTCTTCCGAAGCTTCATCACAGAGTCTATCAAGTTCAACCTTGAGCTCTGGAACAGACATATCAGAATAACCACTTCTAGGCCTAAACCCATAAGCGTCTTTATGAACATCACTAATATATGTTAGCAATTGTTCTTTTTCTGTTAAATCGTCCCAATCTGTCATTTTCTTTATACCTTTTTATTTAATATACCGTTATTATGCACTCTTTAGAACCAAAAGTCAACCTTTTTCTGGTGTTTTAACCTCTTGATTTGACTGTTTTTCTGAATAATGTAGGTATGTGGTTAATATGTATTTGTCAGTATTTGGGTCATTCTTGCACTGATAAGGGTATTCCCACGTGGGTGGAAACACCACAGCTCTCCCTTTTCTGGGTTCAACGCCAATTCCCTGTCTTGGGAATTCTGTATATCCTACATCATTGTCTGTTAGATATACTCTAAACCCTACTGCTCTAATGGAATCTGTGTTATCCGCTACATCTATATGACCTGAGTAAGAATCGTTTGTATTAGCTCGATACCTAGTTAAAAGAATTTCTTCCATTCCTTGGTGATTTATTAGATTTGGTATCTCTAGTTCTTCTAAATATTTTCCGTAGAGTTTAGCGACTTGGTCAACGATGCCAGTATGGAACTCTTCTTCAAAATGGTATCGTGTGTATTCGTATCCGGTTGCTGTAAGCCCATTAGGATCTTCTACTGATTTGTGAAGGTCTAAGTTTAATTTGAATACGTTTATGAGATCATCACAGTTCTCATCTGAGAAAACGCCATCAAATATTCTAAGGGCTCCTAATCTTGGGTTTGGTTGGTCCATTGTATTTTCACTCCACGTCTTACTAATTCGTTTACATACTGTTGTCGTTTTTTAGGCTTTGTATTATGATTATTTATAGCCTCAAATAATGTCTCTTTTGATTGACATTTTAAGTAGTAGTGTTCGTGCTCCCACCTATTTGTAGATCTTCCTGTTGCTGGATCCTTAATCCATCTCCGTCCGCTGGGTTTAAATTTAGCTGGTGGCATCACTTCTCCTTCATATTTTTTATTGCATTCCCATTCTTCTTGATCTCTTCATTTTGAAGCGCATCTATTATTTTTTGGGCTTTCTCTTGTTTGGTGTCAACATGCAGATCTTTATCAACTATCTTTTCTAGTTTAAGAAATGCTATTCTTTCATTCTGTACATATCTCCACGTATATCCGCCTTCGCCGTAAACACCAAATACTGTTTCTTGATATCCTATCTTAACTATAAGTGCAGGACAACCGTCTAAAATTACTTTGTCTCCTTCTGTGAAGGCTGCGCTGTATTTAAACTTCATTCCTTTAACAAAAGATGTTGCCCAATCTTTCATGGCCAAGGCTACAATTAAGGTAAATACAAACCCCAAAAATTCTACATAAAATTCGCTTAGTTGTATTTCAGGCATTACTTTTTCGTGTGATGTTCTGTTGATGTGCTATTGACATATAAACCAAACCAGGCTGCTCCCGCTCCAACCAATACTGATATCAGGCCTGATTGTGCTACTGAAGGTTCTGGTAACTCCATAAACCACATAACTGCATACCATAATAGGTATATGTACATTGTGATAAACGCCCTAGGGAATATCCTCCATCTTGAGAAATACTCAGGTGCAACCCACATCCAACCTCTCTTGTCAGGTTGTGCCCACCAAGGTCGTAAGTCTGAATCTGCGTCTTTGTCGCCTGCTTTAGCCGATAGTGCATTGTAGTCTTTTAAACTAATGCTAACATGATCGTCTGTTCTTTGTGTTGTGTCTGCCATTTTTGACTCCTTCGTCGTATAATTAACTTAACTATTTATACTATCGTAACGACGAATAAGTTTCTTTAATTTATTATCTTTAATACTCCGTAACTGATCAATATCATCAGTTGGCTCTAACCCCAGCATATAAACCACTTTGTCTATTTCTGCCTTTACTTTGTCCTTGGTTTTCCATTCTACTCCATTAGTCGTATTTGAACCCGTCATATTTGCTCTCCTGTTCTGTCTTTTCAAATATTGGAACGTCTATGTTTGCGTCTGTTAATTGTTTTTGTGCAGAAGGATCTAAATCAAATAACTTCATTTTTGCTCTATCCACACCTATCATAAATCTTTTGTTTCTTGTAGGGTCAGCATATCTATTTTTCAATTGCTTAATCATAAACTGTCCCATTTGTTCTAATTCCTCTGTACTTATAATGGCAAACATCAAATCTGCCGTAGCTGGTAACCCAAAACTTTCTGCGGTGTCTGTTAAGGATACATCACTGTTATCAAAACCACCCCTTGTTGTTTGTGTGGCGCTAACAATAGGAACATTTTGTTCCACTGCTAACCCTCTTAATTCTTCTGCAATACTTTTAATAATAACATAAGTATTAGCTTGAGTACCTGGACGGAATCTAGCACTTGTACATATATTCAAATAGTCTATGAATATGATATCTGGGAAGAAACTTCTCTTTAATTTTAATTCATTTAATAATGCTTTGAAATGTCCTGCATGTGCTGATGCTGTTGGATACTCTTTTATAATAAGTCTGCCTTCAATCTTATCTTTAATCTTTTTAATTCTATCATCAAACATTGCCTTAGATAAGTCTTTTAAGTCCATAATAGGCATGTTCATTAAATTAGCGTCTATACGTTCAGCAATTCTTTCTTCTGCCATTTCTAGGGTAATATAGAGTACATTCTTGCCTCTATCGATGCAACTAGACGCCATATGGCACATAAAAAGTGATTTACCTACACCCGTGCCTGCTAATGCTATGTTCAAAGTTTTGTTAGATAGTCCACCCTCTGTAATTTTGTTAAACATATCCAAATCAAACTCTACTTTCTCTTCTAACTTATGATAAAAATCATAACGTTTTTCTGCGTCTTCTATGAAATCATGTCCTATATTTGTATCAAAGCCTACTGCAAGTGCGTCTGATAATATCTGTGGCAACGCGTCCCTGCCTTGTTCTTGATTCTTTCCATCAAGTATTTGGATACTATCCATAACGCCCAAGTATAATGCTTTATCCTTACAGAATTTTTCTGTTTCATCTATTAACCATTTCGTTTCAGGCTTATCTTCGGATAAAGAATTTACTAAATCCAAACAAACTTTATGAGTTTCTTCGTTTAATGTTTTATCTTCATTTAAGCTAAGAATTACTGCCTGTTTGTTTGGTGGATTATTATACTTTTCTACAAAATCACGAATAATAGAAAAAACTTTCTGATCTTCATGATTCATAAAATATGAAGACTTTAAGAAGGGTATTACTTTTCTAACGTATTGTTCAGAGTATATCAGGTTTTCTAATATTACTTGTTCAATTCTATTTTTCATCCATGTTCTCTACATACTCGTTAAATACTTCTGCTACACAAAGGCTACAGATATAAACCTCACCTTCATCACTATGAAAACAATATGCTTTATCTTCGTCTAGATTTAAGGCTTTCTCACACCTATCACACTTTTTCGTATTCTTGCTCAATGTCTTCATCACTAAATTCTGCTTGTATCAAGTCACCACCCATTTTATATCTGTTCTCTACCCAAGCATTAAATTCAAAGTCTTCTAAAATAGGTATCCAAAAGCTACCATCTAAAGCTTTAAGTCTTTTCTTTCCATCACCAGAAAGTATTCCCGTTTTAGGATCACATTTCTGATACCAACCATTGCTAGGTTTAACAACAAATCCAGACTCTAATCCCATTTCTAACAAACCAGACCAAGGACTAATACCTGTTTCCCAGGCCACTTGTACAATAATCTTAGATTTCTCTCTAACAAATCTAGACTTCTCAACATTTACTACAAATTCATATCCTGTAACTTCTGTTCCTGTTTTTTGTTGCCTTCTACCAATGATATATATGTTGTCTGCTGAGTAATATATACCTGTTCCACCACTTACAACGTCTTTAGGAAACAATCCTATTTCTTTATATGTGTGATTAACAACAATAGCGGGTATGTCTTTTATAGTTAAATGAGGTGTAATCATTCTAAACAGTGACTTCATTTGTTTAGCTCTTGTCATATCTGCTACTGATTTACCCTCTAAGGCGTCTTCTACTTCTTTTTTACTTGCTAAGTTACCCACACTATCAACAATAATCATTACATGGTCTTCTCTTTCTAAACCATTCAACTGTTGCATAGAGTCGTGTTTCAACTGTTCTATATCTGATATTGGACTGTGTATTACTCTGCTTGTATCTATACCAAAGGTATCGAAATATGCTTGTGGTGCTCCAAACTCACTATCATAAAACAAAACAACACCATCATCATATTTGTCTAAATATGCTTTGGCCAATAACATGGCAAATGCTGTTTTAAAATGTTTACTTGGTCCTGCAAAAACAGTTAAACCTGTTGTTAGACCCCCGTTTAATTTTCCACTTAACGCGACATTAACTGCCGGCACAGATGTTTGGATTACATCCTGCTCATTAAAAAACATGGAGTCTGTTAGGACTTCAGATTGTTGAATCGTTGAGTTTTTCTTTAGTTTTTCTATTAGGTTCATCACCCCTCCTTCTTTTATTTGCGGTAACCGCAACTTTTAAAATATTATCATTATTATAGCATAAAGACGAAGTGTGAGTCAAATCTTTTGGTAAACAAGTACCGCCAAATCCTACCATTCCGTCTGGGCCTGGAACGTCCCAATGCGTCTTTCCTAAGTTTGGATCTAAACTTAAAAATTCTGCTAATGTATTATAGTTCATATCCCATGCATCACATATATTTTTAAACTCATTAGCTAAATCTACTTTTACAGCAAGTGCTGAATTTCTTGCTATTTTCATCATCGCTGCTTCATCTGGATGAACTTTCCAGATCTTTTTATGACATTTAACAAAGTCTATAAACTGATCCATTTGATAACCACCCACTACCATAGGCAGATCTGGATTATCAACATCATCTTTCCAATGTTTTTCTCTTAAAAACTCTGGCCAAATAATTGCTCCCATATTTGTTGTGTACCTATGGGTCTGATCTGGACCTATTGTGCTCCGTATAACAATCCTAGATACTTTACCGAACACTTTCTTACAAGCCTCATCTACTATGTCTGTATCTAGTTTCCTGTTATACGCCCTTTTAGATCCTTTAAGTGGTGTAGGTACACATATGAACGCATAGTCTATACCTGTCCAATCACCTATCCTTAAAGCCAGATCTGGATCATGGATCAATATCTCTGGTGTATTTTCAACATGAGTTTTTAAGAAATATTCTGTAGCTTTGCCTACAAAACCATATCCGACTATTGCTACCTTAGCCATGTTTAATTCTTTCTTCAAGTCTTTCAATATCCGCCTCTTTTTTCTTTGTCCAGCTCTTTTCATTTCTTTCTTTGCCGTCTGCCATCATTTTTTCTGTAAACTTGGAAGCTTTTAATCTTTCTAAAGCTCCTTCTCGTCTGGCCTTACGACCATATGCGCTGTTCTTACCGTGTCTCATCTTCTCTCCAAAAATTCTTTTCAAAACCCAAATCAATAGCCCAATATATTGCAATATCAACTACCAATATTATTCCTAACATAACCCAACCTGACATCATCATATTTTTATTACCGCCATAGGTTTAATTTCAATAGGCATTTTTTCTAATTCAAAACCACCTTGTTCTACTACTTCATCTACTGCTTCATCTGTTCCTTTAAATTCACTACCATAGTCATCTATAATCATCCAGGAAACTTTATCTTTCCAAAAGTTTAATGCTTCAATACAATTTTTATACTCATGCAATCCATCATAAAATAACACATCATACTCTTCTTTTGGTTGGTAGTCTTTAGTAAATAACTTTTTCTCCCATGTTATATTGTCCCAACCTTCTATGTTTCTTTTAAACGTAGCTAAATGATCTGCCTCTGATATGATTAATGTATTTAAAAAATCTATAGTCTCTTGAGATACATCTTCAGGCCAAAATTTTCCTGAAAGTCCAGCGAAAATATCTACTGTATGTATTGACCATTGTTTATTTTGTCTTTCAAATTCCTCTGCCCATGCAACTGTTGATTTTCCTAAGTAAGGACCAATTTCAATTAACTTTCCTTCTTCTGGTAAACTTTCAACAATATCTTTAAATGGCCAATCTTTTGTCCAAGCACTTTGCATTTCACTGCTAGGTATTCTCATGTAAATAAATTCTCCAAAGTTCTTTTCTCATACTTACTCTTATGTATGAAAAAGCGCTCTACATTCTTCTTATAATAGGTAAACTCATCATCAACTTCAGTACCATCTGGTAGAGTAATAACAAACTCCCTTTCTAAAAACCAGTCTTGTATCATTTGTAATGTGTATCCAAACCTTTCTGGTTGGCCTTGAATCATTTCTAATTGAACAACCGGCTTATCTCTCATTATGGTTTCTTCTGCTCCCATAACTACAGGATATTCATAACCCTCAGCATCTACTTTAATTGCATCTACATTTTTATAACCATAAGAATCCAATGTGTTTATTTCCACTGTCTGTATTTCGTCTACACTTGGTTTTGTAGAGGCTCCAACAGGACCTCTTTTTGTGTGAGTTCTTTTAAGATGATTTGCTCCTGCATTATTCCTTTTAATCTGTATTTCAAAAGATCCTGGTTTATCTCCTAAACCGCAATTATTAGTCTCTATATTTGCTCTTTGTATAAGAGATGCGTTTGGCCACCATGCTTTTAAGAATTCTTTTTGTTCTTTTGCCAACTCTATGTTGAGTAGTGCCATATCATATGTTTGCTTAACAGGTTCAAATGATTTTACTTCATCAGCCCAAGTGGCGTATTCAATAGTGTTCATTCCTATATTCATACCCACATCAATTATTGTTCTAGCATTAGGCACCAATGCTCTAATATATTTTAAATTCTTCTGTTGATAGGGTCCTGCTCCTGCAATCCTTTGTTGGTAAAACGTGTCGTCTTTATAAATCCAATAAGGTCTACCTAGTGCGTTATGTACTAAATCTTTTTCATATTCTATCATGTAAACAAATCCTCCAGGGATGCTTGTGGCTCCGTATGCCAGCCAAGTGGATTCAAGATATTTTCTAAAGGATCCACAAATGCCTTTTGGAAAATTAAGTCATAATCTATATATTTTTGTAGATTAAATTCTGTTGGAAGTTTAGAAGAAAATGCTATTGTATTTTCTTTTATAGTATTAGGTTCTTTTAAATATAAAAACTTAATCTTATCTCCTTCCTTTATTTGTTCATACTTTAAGTTTAGATTGTGCTTCTTTAAATAATGATTATATAACAATCCACCTCGAACGTGAATAGGAGTACCTTTGCTATATATGTCTGATGTGCTTCTATACTTTTTCATGTTGTTGCATCCTCGAGGGAAAGCAATTTCCTCTGCAGTTTTACTGAGGAAGTCCCTTTTGGCGTCTGCTACGTAGGATTGTAATGTATCTTGATCGCTAGTAAGTATAAGACGTACGGCCTCCCTTAGAGACGCTCTAATTACGCCAGGAGTGCTTGATCTTACTATCTCTAATCCCATTACCTTTAATTTAGGTTCCTTTAGACGTAATCCCTCATCATCATATACGTTTAACGCATAACGTTTCTTAGCTACAAATATGCCTTTATCTGCTATGATCTCCCTTTTAAAGTCTATTTTCTTTTCAAAAGCATTAGTATAGTTAGCCAAGGATTGCATTGCCTGATCTATTGCGGGTTCTATTTTCTCTCCTGCAACTTTATCTATTAAGTCAATAACTCTTGATTTGTCTGCGTCAGGAAAGAAGTTTTTAACCATATTGTCTAAAGTAACATAACAAGAATCAGTATCACTATAAAAAGAATAAGTTTTATCTTCTGTGCCACAGACTTTATTAACATATTTGTCTAATGCCTTAGCTGTATCTCTAATTATTAATTGGCCTGTCATTGTAATACCTTCTGCAAGTCTATCATCATAGAACCTAAAGTATTGGTTTGCCAGTGCTCCATATAAACTGTTTAATTGAATTTTTCTTGCCATTTGGAAGTTATTATATTTACTAACCTCATTTTCATAAACCTTGGCTCCAGTTTCTTGAAACTTCTTTTGGGACTCCTGCATTAGTCTTTTATATCTTAATCTATCATTAAAAAACTTCTGTACTATCTCAGGGAATAACCCTTGTTTCTCTCTTGTATAACAAGTACCATTAGCTGCCATGGCATAATTCTTTTCTTTTAATTTGTCTAACTTATACCTATCCAACAAGTCATCTACTTTTACTTCATATTGGAAACCAGGAACAAGTGTTTCTGGGCTCATATTATATTGCATAATTATAGAAGGATATAGGCTTGTAGCATCGAAACTACACACCCAATCATAACCACCTGGAACAGGTTCCTGGACATAAGCTCCTTCGATTGTTCTTTCTTTCCTACCACCGCCCTGGTGTAAGACAATTTTCTTCTCCCATAAATGATTGTATAATAAACTGTCCCAAGTTCTAACTGCAGAATACATATCATTAAAATTACATTTGGCATCGTATGCCATTGTAATTGCTAGCTCAATAAGTTTCATTTTATCTTCTAACTTATCAACAAGGACTGTATCAATAATATTATACTCTACAAATCTATTCCAATCCTTTTCGTAAAACTCTTGAAGTGTATCAAAACCATGTTCTAATTTCTTTGTGCCTAACTCTGTCTCTGCAATAAAATCTAGTTTATAACTCTCTCTAGTAACATAAGTAAATTTCCTATATAAGTCATAATAGTCTAATTGAGCAACACCTACTATTTCATAAGCAGTTTTTTCCTGACCCATGAATCTAATATTTCTTTTTTGTACTATTCCAAAAGGAGAGAAACGTTTATGTTCTCCATCTCCCAATATTCTTTCTGTTCTAGCAAGTAGATAAGGAATATCAAATAATTGAGTATTCCAACCTGTAATAATATCAGGACAATTTTCTTCCCACCATTCTAAAAACGTTTTAAGAAGAGTGTATTCATCAGAACAAGCATGATAATCTATATCGTATTCTGTTGTTTCTGCGGAAGGTGTGAACTCCCCAAGTCCGAAAGTTGTTATCTTCTTGGTGTTGTTGTTTTGAAGTGTGATAACTACTACTTCCTCGCTTGGAGAGTCCACGTTTGGAAAGCCACCCTTTGACGTTGTTTCAATGTCAATAGAGTTTATGGCTATTTTCTTGGCATCCCATTCAATGTCGTTGGGATACTTTTCTGTTATGTATTGATAGGCATAATAGTTCTGTCCAAATATTGGAAAATTGGAAACATCTTTGTACCTATTAAAAAATTCTGTTGCTTCTTTGTTTGAGTCAAACTGTATAGGAGATACCGTTTCTCCATATATACTTTTATATTCTGAGGGTTTGTCTGATTTGACAAATAGGGTAGGTCTAAAGTCGTGTCGTGATGTGAAACGTTCTCCGTTCTTCACTCCACGGACTAAGATTTTGTCGCCATAATGACGTGCATAAGTATAAAAATTCATAATATATCCAACACCAACATATATACATTATAGGCTCTTTCGAACCTAGAGTCAACTATTAACTATCGAAAAAGGTACGGTTCACTAAATGTTGTTCTATGATGTCTTCTTTCGATTGTCCATGGTAAGTAGCTGCATGATGTGATTCAACCATATATTCATTTACATTATGCCTCGCACCATCTATTATAGTAATAAATTCACCAAGAATCCTTCCATATTTTCCCTTACCATCAAGCCTTGTTTTGAGTATAGCTCCATCGGCAAGTTCTTTTTTGAGGAATTCTTTGGCCATAAGTCCGAACTTCTTTTCCTCGAGGTCACGGGTTCTACTTTCGGGAGTATCGATCCCATACAGACGTATTCTTTGTTTTTTGAGCCAGACACCAAAGCCCAAGTCGATATCCACATCTACTGTATCTCCGTCTACTACTCTTCTAATTTTTACTCTGTATTCGTACACTATTTCTTAATTTCATTTAATATCTTTTTATTTATAAAATCAGGTTGTATAAGACCAGAGCCAAACTTAGTTGTATATGTATTCAATAAATTTCTATCGGGATCATATACTGAAATTATATGATTAGGAAAGATTGGAACTTTATGCTCTTTAGCAAAAGGAGCGTAAGGAGCAAGGCCAACGCCAAATTCATCATCACTACCTGGTTTAGGCATCATTAGGATTACTGCGGGTCTATCTACAAGTAAAAATGCTTTACCATCTATTTCTGTATCTGAAACCTCACCCATGATATCTTCACCTGAGGTTAATTTAATTATCTGAACGTTTGCCATGCTCCTACTCCTGCATTATTTAGTTTTTATTTCAATTGATTTAGGCTTTTTAGCATCTGGAATTTTGTTTTCCAAA